GTTCACAGATTACATAACAGTCTCTTTTACCCATGTCACCAATCTTATCATCGATGAACTGTTTAATAGACTTGTTAGTACGATGAAACTCAGACGTGACGTCTCTAAATGTATGACATGTACTGATGGTACCATTGTAGATGTCATTCCCATACTCTTCAACAGCAGTCTCTTGTGCTAGTTGAAACGCTTTTGATGCGTCTGCTCCTTTTTGTCTTGTAATAAACGATTGTGCTCCCATAATTATGTTTTTATTTAACTGTGAAAAAGAAAAGCCTCAGATATCTCTGAGGCTCAAAGCGTTACATATTGTAACAGTTTAGATAATTACTAAAAGTAGTAGTAATACTACTGATTTACAATGTTAAATTACATCGTCTAATTCGACGATAATTCGAATTATCGTGTATTTTATGACACTTTTTGTCAAATTTTATACCCTTTCACGTATAAATTTTGGAAATAGTGCAATATTATACCCTTTCGCGTATAATTAGAATCCAATGAAAAACTTCTTAATCTTCTGCCACAATGTAAGCTTCTCTTTAATTGGTTTAAATACCAATGTGGTAGTTGTGCTTGTTGTGGGATTAGTTACTTGTTCATAATAGATATCATCTTTGTTATCTGGATTAAACTCACGCAATCCTAAATTCAGTTCAAACATAGCCATTGTAAGCTCAGCTCTACGTTTATTACACTTAAATGTCTTCTTAATAAGTGGTAAAGCTGCTTTACGCCATTCTAATGTTTGTTCTGTTGTCAGTGTATATATTCTCCAGAACTCTGGTGTATCCACTGCGTCCTGATAAGTTAGCCCTATCATTTCCATTTGCATAGAGACCAACTTCCTGTTGATCTCTTCACGTTGTTTCTCTGTTCCTGCCATATTAAAATAATGATAATTGGTTTGGTGCTACATATGGTCTTCTCTTACCATTGTAACTAATCTTATTAATAATTCTTTCTGCCCTCTCTATATAATAAGAATGATTAATGTTATCTAGAGGGTGATCTGGTGTTAAATGATTACATACAGTCATTAGCCATTCACCTGCTTCAACTTGTGATACAGCTGCTGCTCCTGATGTAGAGTCTTTGTTCTTTACCTTGATGAGCTTCTCTCCTGTATTTGATACATAATATCTAATAAGTTTGTTGTAGACGTTTGTTCTTCCATCAGAAAGTCCTTCGAAATGGAAATCTCTCGTAGCTCTTTGACGCATAGCAAAATCATAGATGTTTCCATGATTACGTATAGTGTCGTTAACAGGAGTCCCATTAATAAAATACTGTTCGAGTGCGATAGGAACAACCCTGCCAGACTTATTCTTGTGCAGCTCAAAATCAGTAAGAAAGTCACCCTTCTTCTTGATTCCTCCATCAGTTTTAATCGCAAGGTAATCATTAACAGTCGAGAAGATAATCTTTCTATAGTCTGTTCGTTCAAGCTCATATCTTGTTAGTTTTGACCACCAATCATTAATCTTATAATGCTTGGCTATGTCTGTTTTCTTAATTCTAATCGTTACACCATCTGTGTTTGCAGATATTACATGTATACCAGCTAGCTCATACGCTTCAATAAGCATAAGCAAGCTAAGCTCTCCAGTAATAGTAGTAAACATAGTAAGTTGTCTATCGTAGATCCACGACTGCATATCAGAAGATTTACCATATACAGAATTGACAGCAAGCTTAAGAGCCCCAACAATCCCTGCAATGCGTTTATCTTTTTTAGCCTGTGGTTTAAGTTCGAGACGACGTTCAAACATTTTAATATAACCATTAAGAAATTCTCTACCAAGATCACCAGGATATTGACCATTATTGATAATAATAGCAGGATAATAACTAGAAACGTCCCAATCAATGATTTCATATTCATCATCAGCTTCAAAAATCTCAGGTTTGTTCTCTGTGTGTAAGCCACCTTTAGCAAACGTATAAGTGTTGCCATAGAATTCTATACTTTCTTTAAAATCGTCATTCAGTGCTAAGACTACAAGTTTCATTCTGCTCAAAAAGCTTTGCAACTGTGGCGTTTCAAATGCTACATATTTTGCAATACAATTCTTAATCTTGATGTTCTTTCTAAAATATCCTTTGCGTGGTATATCACCCACTTGAATGCGTTTCTCTTCGCAGTAATATTTCTTGATCATCTCATCACCAATCTTACTATCAGAATAGTTAAGACATGGTATACCAAACTCTGCTTCGATATCTTGTCTAAGTTCTATCTGATTGTTACCCTTGTACAATGGATGATTTGTATCACCTGTGGTTACTTTGTAGAACTCATAGGTAGCCATTACGTCATTTGTACAATAGTCTCTTGTTAACTGTATCTCTTCTAGAGTCATATCAGTCTTACTGTGATGGATAGGCATCTCCTCGATGTTCTCCAGATCCATCTCAAACTCTAGTCTCTTCAGACTAACCATACGATTCTTATTGTCGTAATGATTAACCTTGAACAAATCTATCTGTTTGCATGTAAGATCATGTTCTCTATACTCTGAGAATACTTCATAGTTAGCGTCATGGATTACATCTTGAGCTTTCTGTGCAATAGCTGCACATATCTCTAATCCACCCCACTCATGCCAGAAGTCATAGTTACGCAAGACCCACTCAACCACTTGAGCATCGAATCGCAAGTTGTTATAGCCCACCCAGTAATAATCTGGATGCTCACTAATAAACTTAACCATCATGTCTAGTGTGTTGTGCCACTGACTCACCATAAACTCGTGAGTCTTGTCCTCCTTTGGATCGTAGACGTTTACAAGAAAGAACTCTTGCATTGTCTCGATGTCATAAATAAATACATTCATTTCTAGTAGTTTTTACCATGGCTATCAACTAATGATATCCATCCTGTTAAGATGTATTTAGTTGTTGTGTTACTCACTTCACCTTTGTGTGTGTACGTCCAATCAGCAGGAAAGAACAAAAGCTTACCTTGTTCAGCTTTAACTGTTCTTTCTTGCATCATGAATTGTGTCCCACCATCTGGTACATCATTGAGATATATCATCCATACAAATAGCCTAATCTTATCAGTTGTTGACTCGTAGTGCCATTTATGAAATCCTTGACCTGGTTCGTATTTCTGTAAGTTAAATGAATCAATAGAAACTGTAGTCATTTCAAATATAGGAAACTGATCCATATACTTATACATCTCAACTAGCATTGCGTCTAACATATCAGGAATACGCTCACCATAGATTCGCTGTACGATTTTTAGATTATCATCATCAAAATGAAAGTCTGTTGATTCTTTTACAGATTTATTAATACCATTACCTATTAGTCCTTCAACTTGATATTTATTGTTCTCTTCAAAGATATTAATTAAGTCTTCACATTGCTCTTTGGTTAGAGCGTTATGCTTCTCATAAATGAAATCTACCATCTTTCAATGAATTTAAAGTTACCTGCGTTGATTAGATAATCATGAGCCTCTTTGTCAACCATCTTTAGCTGTGCTAATCCTAGAGTGTATGTTAACAATCTACTTTCTAACATAGCATTACGTTGTATCAAAGAATCATTAGCAAAGATAATACTATCACATTTAGAAAGCACAGGTTCTGGTACATATACTTCACGTTGATTATTAAGTGCATTAATAGCAATAACAACAAATGTACACACCACTATTAAAGTTGATAATAATAGGAATTTGTTATGTGGTGTCATGATTCCAATGCTGTTCTAGGTGTATTAGTCTTAATCTCACGTAGATTATACTTCTCAAGATAGTTCTTCTTGCTACGCATGTGTTCTTGTTGTAGCTCATTATCAACTGATTTATATACATTGATGATGGCCTTGATTACTTCTGGTGATTCTATTTCTGTGTTGTTCATGTCTATAAAATTAAGGCAGCCACCATTACGATGACTGCCATGAATACTATTCTTCAATATCTACTACCATATACTTCAACAAAATACCACCAGCTTTAACCTTTGCTCTACCTCTAGTGCTAGCATAGCAATCAATCTTACCACTTTTATTGCGTGTAATATTGACATGTACAGTGATACGCTTAGAAGTCAAGAACAGATCATTAACACTTTCTGATGTACCACTTTCACGTACTAAATTAAAACTACCATCCATATACCAATATGATGGCTGATTAGTCTCACCAAAGAAACCAAACACTGTACCACGCTTATCATCGATAGCTGTAATTTCTACTGGAACACCATTACGTGTTACTACGCTGTACTGTCCTGTATTGTAATCTCTTAAATTGAATTTTGTTAAATTTGACATCTTGTTAAATTTTAAAGGTTCTTAATTATTTTCTTTCTTGGAGGATGGTATTTATCCTTAAACCATGCTGCTAGTTCATCAGTCATCTTGACTGGTATTTCAGCTATTACATCGTCCCATGTTCTTGGTCGATAGCTATATGCACCTTGGTTTGAGAATACATAAAATCCTCTACGTGTTGTGGTCATTCTTAATGGATACTTACAATTCTCACATAAAAAGTGCATTGTATCTGTACCATTATTCTTGTACCTATTTATAATGCGAGTGCTCATATGATCATATTCGCATTGTAAACAAAAGAGGCGATGTCCCTCAATTGGAACACCACCTCGTTTTCTAATTATCATCCCCATCGTAGTAATCGTCTAAGTCTATTGCTTGGTAAATTTCATCTAATGTTATCCATTCAGGCACCTCCATATCTTTAACATATTCATCACAATATGTGAGTAGTTTCATGCTCTTGATAGTGATGTCATCTTCACCTGGTTCTTCTAATGTTGCAGGTGAATAGTAATGGGACCATTTGATTTCTACAGTACAATAAACATCATCTTGTGTTGGATGGTAGAACTCTGCATGAGTTGATCCT